AAAGTTATAAATACTTGAAATTGAACTTATGTCTGCTGGCACAAAATTCTCGGTAATACTTGCCAAAGCCTGTAAAGTAATTGTTTGGTTATTTGCAGAAACCAAAGATTCAATAATAGATTCTAAATACTGAGCAGTTAAACTTAAAACATCTGTTAAATTAGCATTTTCAATAATAGACTGTAAGAATGTAGACCGTTGAGTACTAGAATCCGTTTGTCCAACATTCTCAACTATACCTTCAAAGAAGTTATCTTGTTCACTTTGAACATCACCCACCGTAACCGTAGCTTCTGTAATAGACTCTAAAAAAGCTGATTGCTGAGTATTAGAATCGGCTAAATTAATATTCTCTTTATCACTAACATTAAACTGAGCAAGAATTGACAATACATCTGCAAGTGTTACATTCTCTGTTTGACTAGCCGCAAATTGGGCAAGAATGGTCTGCGCATCCGCTAATGTAATAGGTTCTGATATGGTAAGGGCGTATTTAATACTACCTGCTGAGGCAAAAGGCGATTGAGAAAATACGGTTAAACCAAACATGTTTTAAACCCCTTCTTAGACATTGTAAGCAATTGTTTCTACAATATCACCAGCATTACATCCAACACCTAGAACTACAGAAGTGCCATTTGTAGCCGTATAATCCGTTCCGTTTAATAAAACACCATTAACAAAGACTTGAACATAACCAACATTATAATTTGCCGTAAATGTCGTTTGACTAGCCGTTGCCGTAAATGAAGTTCTTACATATGGTGGTTTCCATACAGGAGCTACACCAGTACCTTGAGAAATTAATGAATAACCTAAAGTGCCTGGGTTATTACTAGAATATACAGCTATTTCAGATGGATAATCACACCAAATATTTACGGAAGTCCCAAAAGTACTAACCGCTGACCCTGAATTACTAGAAGATAATATGGTTGTTCTTGTTAAAGTTGTAGAGTTGGTTAAAGTACCAATCCCTACTTCCCAGTTAGTACCATCTGAAGAACTATAATAAACAGTATTACCTGTTGTTATAGCAGATGAAAATGCTTGATAACCAATTACAGTAGCCGACAATGTAAAACTAACAGTGGTATTAGCACTGCCAGTCTGTTGTATACGATCAGCTACCTGAAGGGCCATCTAAAAGTCCTTACGAAGTTGCGGTTGTGCTATATGTAACGCTAACAGTATCACCTAATGTTGTAGTTTTAGCTACCGAGAAATTGCCTTCAGAATATAATGTGCCCGCTGATGAGCTTTGTGTGTTTACTGCGCCAGAACCTAAAACTAAGAAACACCCATAAACTGTACCGCCAGCGCCTGTAATTGTGTAAGTAATCGCTGTTGCTGTAGAAGAAGTTACGTTTGATGGAGTAGAACCTGTTGAAGTTGAAGCTGCAAATACCGCTGTTCCACGAACCGCAGAACCGCCAACCGTATAGTTAGTAAACTCTTTACTGCCACCAACTAGAGTAGTCATGGTGTCTGTTGCAGCTGGTGTTAATGAAGCATTAGTTAAACCAAGATATGGTCCAGTAACTGAATAAGAAGAGCCTCTAAGTAAAGTATCTAGCATTAATTGCTTACCTACAGCAACGACTAAATTAGGAAATTCTTCTACCCATTTAAGATTACCTTGTGCATCACGGCACTCAGCTTTCCAATAACCTTCAATGCCCATTCCTTCAGGGATAGTTACATTGGCTTGTAAAGTTGCTACGGCATTGTCACCGAAGCCTGATATTTCATTTTGCATAATTTCTCCTAATCTGGGCTACTATAATTAATACTACTTGTGTTGGTACCAATAGTTAATATGGCGCTGTTATATGCTGCTGTCGGAAACTGCACTGTAAAGCTTGTAGTACAAATCTTATCTGATCCAAAATTCAACACAAAACATGCCGCACCTGTAGTTGCATTGTAGACTAAAGCACCTCTACAAGTAAATGATGCAGGACTCCAAACTGCATTATTAAATGATACGTAACTTACATTGTATTGTGAATTTTGTGTTGGAAATGTTGAAATTGTTAATACCTGTCCCCCAGCCGTATATCCTGTTCCTACTACTTCATTGACCGAAGTATAAGCTGTTGTAGACTGCCCTAGATTAGCATTGGCATTATACAAAGCAATTTTGTAAGTGTATGGGCTGGTTGCAGTAAAGTTCTCTAAACCACTTAAAAGGTTTTGTTGAAAAACTGTGCAGGAAGTTTGAACTATCATGAAACAACATTACCTTTAAGATTAGTATTAAGTTTAGTTTGGCCATCCCTGTACGCATCGCCACGTTCCATACCATTGCCAAGACGAATTGCTAATTGAAGAGCTTCTTGATATTTTTGTTCATAATAAGTCACCATATCTTGTTCACCTTTCATAAAAATCATTGCTTCACGCATAGATCCGTACAAAAGAACTGGATCAAAGTTATCACCTAACCAACTTTGTCCATTAGAATTATTAATAGAAGTCACCGTAAAATTAAATCCTGAACCCGCAGAACTATTTCCTAAATAAGAAGTATTTACTGTTAAAACATCATTTGTATTGTAAAAACTTCCACCGTTCTGTAAATAAACAGAAGTAATTGTTCCACTATTACTAACTAATACATCACCATATCCGTTTACGCCTGATTGGTTTCCACTAGTAGAATAATATTGAAATGGTACATTTGGGTAAAATCCTGGAATGTAATTTGCGCCAGCTGTAGTTAAAGTAATTGAAGTAATAATACCTTGCACAATAGAAGGTGGATAATAAAAATAATGCATCTCTACTGGATAATTTTGATCTGGTGTTGGTCCTAAAATAAAAGAAAGCTCATTAGGATTTAAATACTGATTACCAAACAAAGCATAATGTGTTGGTGTACCAGTTACAGATGGTATAGGAAAAGATTCACGAATAAAGTTTACGTCTTTATTTAATAAATAAGAATATGCGCCTGTAGTTGGATCAATAATTGCAAGGGAAAACGTAGATAAATAATCATTTGGTAAAGACAAATAAGGATTAGAAGCTGTTGATAAACCTGTTACATTTTTACGCAATGATGGAAATTGAACTGAATTATAAACACGCTCTTCACACTCCATAATAAACGTAGGAATATATGTAACAAACGTAGACTCATAGTTTTGAGCATACGCTTGTATCGTGTTATATAACTGTTGGTAGTTCACGCCATGGGTCCTCTACTCATTTTTCCTTTAGTTGCCGCTCCTGTTCCACGCATTTGTATGCCAGATGTTTTTAATTTAGATTGTCCATAACCAACACCACCATAAACTGGATCAGTCAATTCAGCATCTTTGGCAGATTTTGTATGTGCAAATTCGCCACGATCCATCACTTCTTGACCAGTAATATGCTTTTCTTTATTGGTATGTGGATTGGCGTATACTTCTGCTGGTTCAGCAAACTTGTTTTTACCAATGGTAATTTTTGGACTATTTTTAGTAGTCGGTTTAACTTGAGTAGCCATTATTTGCTCCCTGCTTTTTGATTGTGAGCACGAGCCAAATTGCGACCTACGGCTTTCATCTCCTTGCTTGTTACACCGCCTTTAGCCATTTTGGTAACTGGTTTACCTTTGTGCATATGATGTTCGTGTTTATGAACTTCTTTTGCAGCTTCTTTATCAGCAATCTTTACCACTTGTTTCTTGTCCATGTTAACTCCTAAGTTGTTAATATTGTTACTTTACCTATTGTAATCACTAAATTCAAGTCATTGGGAACAAATGCATCTGTAAAATAACTAGCCCCTCCAACTGGATTCCAACCCCATTGCGTTTGTCTACTACCATCATTTACATAACCAAGATTGTCTACATTATTTACATTTGGATCATATGGATTAGTAAATAGTCCAGTTGTTCCGCTTGCCTGATAGCTCACATCTGGTCTTGGTTCACGCACCGCCTGTGGATCATTCACAGGATATAAACCTATACTTAACTGTGGGTGATCTGGATCCCAACACTCAGGACAAACTTTAATATTAAATAATTTAGTTTTAATAATTTCTTTTTTTAATTCCTTCAGCAAATATCGTTGACCACATCGGTCACATTCGGCAATTGCCCATTTGCCAGATGAATATTTGTTTGGCATTATCTACCTGCTCCACCATAAAATCCCATTCTTGGAACAAAACGAATAGCAGCCTTCTCTCTGTCTTCTTCAGATGCTAATGTCCATTGTTCCATGTAATCAGCTTTTAACATCGCTATACGAGCAGGATCAACTCCATGTATTTTTTGTGATAAATAATAAGCCAGTCCAGCAACTAAACAAGATATAAATCTAAATGGTATGTCATTGGTTGCCGCACCAGTTCCAGCATCTTGCATTCTACGCAATCTCCAATAGACAAATGTATACTGATTCCCTGGTGAGTTAGGTGTTGGCCAGACGTTAATACAAGGTAAATTTGTAACGCTTATAGGGGCGTTATAGGCATGAGTTGTTGCAGTTGTACCTGCTTGTCCACGATAACAATTTAAAAGGTATGGAGACGTTGTAGAGACGTTTGGATAGTAAATAATTTCATTATCTATCTTAATATATCCAGTTGCAGCTAACCCTGTTAAATCGTTTGGACTTAATTGAATATTGGTATCTGTTGCAGAGATTCCACCATTACCATTAGATCCATTTCCAACTAACGTATATGTTGTTGGTTGTGTCTGTCCAGATTGACGATTAATCCATACTTGAATTGGTCTACCTTGTGCCAGTTTATTGGGCAATGTTGAATAAGTATCTTCTGATATGCGACTGATATTAATATCAATTTGGTTTTGCAATGTGCCAGTACGAATCACTTGGCTTAAAAGATCAATCGTATCAATTGGTAAAGGATAAGTAATTTGACCTGTGTTTAAAGGTATCTGACCTTCTTCAACAGTCCATAAATTAATACCTCGATTTGCCCATTCTACCGATAAAATATTTAATGATCTTCTAGCAGTTCTAAAATCATAACCACTTCTTAACTCAGCACCGCACCGTTCGAATGCCTCTTCAATGAGTTCATTCATATTTAAATCAAATACGGAGGTGCCTGTCGTTGTCATTTATGCAATTTTCTTAATGTCTCTGCTAATCTTGCACGTTGTCCTAACTTGCCAGGTTTCTTAGCAGCTGCTTCGAGCTTTTTCTCTGGAATCGTATGTCCTTCTTTAACGCCCAAAGATTTACGCAACGCACCAGCTCTGTGTATTGCGTTCTGTATCCATTTTTCAGCCATAATTAACTCACAACATTTTGTTCAGGGTTAATTGGAGTAGTAACCC